TGAGCTGGTCCATATAGTTTACCTCAAGCTTCTTTCTTGCTTGCTGCATAGCCTGCTCTGCCTTAGCATTTGCTTGTCTGTAAAGCTGTTGCTGTTTGGCGGCCTGCGTGAATGACATGGCTGTTGTTATCCCTGCCGTTGCAAGTCCTATTGCTGCTCCTGTAATTGCTGCCATAGTTATAGTATTTTTATCATCTCACCGACATACTCATCGCCCTTTGTATAGCCTAGCTCTTTGTATGTCTCAATAAGACTTTGGTGTTTAATCAATGCATAACAATATTTAAATCCTGTGCTTTTGCTTATCTCGGTCAGTGTCGCTATCAGATTTCTTATCGCTTCACTCCTCTGCGGCTTCTTCCTGTACTCCTTGTTTGAGATGATCCAGTCAACCCATGCCACTCTTGAGTTTGTTGCGTACATATACCCTGCACATACCGGCACGTCACCATCTAATACCATCAAGCCGCCTGCACCATCATCAGGTAGGAAATCTCTCGTAGGAGCTGTCCACCCCCAATCGGCCCACCACCCTTTTAGGGTATCGTCATAGTCCTCGTATGTCAATGGTCTTATATTAAGCATTCACAAAATTAGGGAAAACTTTTCATAACTTCAGACTCTACAGCAAATAATTCTATTTTTGATGCAGAGGAATTTGTAATCTCAAATACACAATAATGCCCAAGTACCCCATGCGACTCAGCTACTGAGTTCTTTGTATATAGGAAATAATCATTTTGATTAGGAATTGGCGTAGTGCCTGGGATGGTAATATCTATCACTATTTGGTTTATACCTAGCTTGTAGTTTCTGTTAATTTGTGTTATCTCTCCAGCTAATAATATTGGCGATGGGATAGGTGGAATCATGAAGTACAGATAGTCGCCTATACTCATTATTGTTCCAAGGTCAACAAGTGGATTGATTGAGAAGTCAATCGTGTCACCTGCTACATTTACCTGATAGCTCTTGCCAATACCATTGGTACTGCGTATAGCCAACTCACCGCTATCATCGTTCCGGACAAATGCGAAGTATGACTGCTCTTTCTTCTCAAACCAAGTGTCAAGGATATAGCCTGAGTCCTGTATGTCAGTGTAGAGTATCGCGCTCCACGTTGCATCACCCTCAAGATTAAGCGTCTTGAATAGCTTATTCTCAAGAGGTACCTGATTGAATACGCTCTTTAGTGTTGTTGGTGTAAATGCTGCCGTGGCATCACCAAGTATGGTCCACCAAGGTTCATAGAACGTGTTCTTTTTAACATTGACATTATGCCTGTACAGATTACCTCCTTTGAACGTGTAGAAGTATTGGTTCATCCCTATCATCCAATCAGGGTTGTATGAGTAGAATGAAGGCCATCCTGCTACAGCGTTACTAAACGAGAGGGTATAGAAGTCCTCGATAGGTATAGGGTCCATTATTTATTTTTTATGATGCGCAATATGAATGGAATGCAATGATTACTCCGTCCTGTACTTGGAACGTGTCAAATGGTGCCGGAACTGGCAATCCTCTGTAGTAGCCGTCAGGTAGGACATTCTCTCCGCTGCTATCTAGGAACACCCAATCGTATAGCCCTAGTGTGATGCCATCACCATTAACCGGTGCCACATAGTAGGTGTAGTTATATGGGAAGTTACAGAAGAACTCAGGCGATACTGAAGTTACACCATAAGTGCCTAAGAATGATGGCAGCTCCAATGGGCATGAGATACCGACAATAGCCTCAGAGTCAGGGCATATCCCTACAATCGTCACGTTGATATATCGCTCTGCTGCATTTGTCTTTGGTATCACCATTACGCATAGGTCAGGATTGCCTGCTGTCAGCTGCATCTCACCGGCCGATACCGTGATGCTAGATGTCCCAACAGGGATATAGGAAGTTTCGTCCCAAGCATACAAGTCAAGGGTCACAGGAGTACCAACGACAATACAGTCATTAGGTATATCACCTATGTATGTGTATGCCGTACTTGGTGTACCTGCAAGTAGCCCGAACCCTTGAGAGCTTAGTTGATTATAGACCACTGAGTCATAGTCAACCTTTATACCATTGACAGTGCTGTTGACAGCTATGGTGATTATAACTGCTCCCACTGACGTTGGTGTGTTACCTGCGTCAAATGTGATGGTATAGATGCCCTGTAGCGATGGGGCCTCTACCGCGCCCTTGCACTCAGTGCCGCAAGTAGGACAAGCCTCAGCAGGTAGTAATACACCGCCCACTTGCTGTCTTGCTGTAGCTCCATCATAGTAGTACCCATCAGGAGCGACTGTGGTAAGCCCTGGGTCCAAGAACACTGTGGTCGCTGATGCTAGTGTTGGGCAGTTAAGGTAAAATGTTTGTTGTACTGGCATAATTTATTTTTTAACCTCCACATTCACAGCTCTCCATATAAATGATTGGATTGCCTTGTAAAATTGTGTAATTCTCTTTGTTATTTGGTATACATAGGCTTATTGACGCGTTAGGTGCCAATGTCTCTGTGTATGTCTCGGGTGATCCGCATAATCCAAGAGGAAACTCTATAATTGCATCCTCAGTTGCAGTCTTTGGATTTGAGAATACATATGAGTTGCACTCAGCTAGACATGGCTCACAATTACAACATACCTCATCAAGTGCCGTAGGGTGATAACAAAGCTGTACACCAATAGATGAGCGCAGGTCCCATATAGCATATAGATACGGCCCATCAACTGTTGGAGGTACTGTAAACGTAGCATTATAGATACCGGTCGATGGATTGACAATAGGGGTAGCTATACTTGAGAATGATAGCATTGCCTGCATATCCACGTCATTATTGCCATATAGTACCGTTGACCTTAGATATCTGAACTTATTCTGTCCTGTCTCAAAGTTATATGACACATATGGTGGTGTCTCATTTATCTGCAATGTCATTAGCGCTCCCTCTGGTGGTAGGCTACCCTGCCCCTCAAAGCCACTCGTTGCAAGATAGTATGACACTAATGGGTTATTTGTCCCTGACGTAAAGATAAAGAAGTTCGACTGTATTGGTGAGGTGAATGGCCCATTGACATAATTAAACTGTTTTAATGTAGTCAACCCTGCATCGCAGTCATCTGTTAGTACCACCTCTATCAGTGTCATCGGTATAGGCGCTGGGCATCCAACAGTTAAACTAAGCACAACATTCCCTGTGGCTGTAATGGTTACTGCTCCTGTAGATGGCAATTGGGTATTCTTAAAGAAGTCAAAGTATCCTGACGAGGCTTGTAGTCCTGACGTATAAGTAGTTCCGTCGTACTCTACATCAATAACAAAGTCAGCATCACCATCAATGGTCTGCACAATCCAATCCACATTTATTGGACCAATTTTAGTTGCAAAGTCTACACAGAAATTTATCTCAGATGTTATTTTACCTTGAGCAAATGTGAAGGTTCTAGTGACACCACAACCTATGCACTCCTCCTCCATTGGTATCTCTCTATCGTTTAGCGTCAGCACATACTCGTTCATGTATGGGTCGAATGCTCCGAGCTTTTGGTTGTTGAACCTTGAGATAAACTCATCTCTAAACCATGTCCTCATGTTCATATCAGATATGACCGCGAGCTGCTCATTAGAGTATGAGTTGCCTCTGAGCTGTATTACTGCTCCTCTTTTGGCATCTGTAAAGAACTTGTCATATCCCCACTTAGAGTAACTCTCAGGGTTGAAGCTTATGCCATAGTTCTCAACTCTCGCTATCTGTGTACCCAATACCTCAGGCACTGAGGTGATAGCACCACCGGCCGCAGCATCAGACAATAAGTTCTTGCCTGAAAGGACGTATGACACCTTGTCCTCTTGTAGGACTAGCACGTCAGTCTCTCTACCATCAAGGATATATATGGCCCCGAATGACAGCTCAAGGTTCTTATAGTTGAGCAATGCTCCATTGAACTCATTGAGTTTATTGACATTGGTCTCAGGGTTGTATACACCACTATAGGTGATGTCAGCAAAGCGCCTTGACTCTTTATAGTCTTGAGCGGCTACTGTTGTAACCCTGTTGCCAAGATTAAAGTCTCTGCCCACTAGTGAGTCTCTTATCTTGTAGCTCTCGGCACCATTGCCAAAAGAAAAGCAGTTAAAGAACCCTGTTTGAATTATTGCAGGAGTGCTTGTCGCTATGTCTTGCGATTGATCGCCAGGGGCACCATTTGACAAGTGATTGCCACTTGCGTCAATCGGGAACGATAGGTTGTTTTCGAAGAACACATCGGGTAATGTATCAGTTGGTTCTGTTTCAAATACAAGCAAATCAAGTGTTCTAAAAACTTGTATGTCGGTATATATTCTTGTTCTTGAATTATCAGGATTGAACCAAGTCTGACATCCATACGGCCCTTGTATGTTTAGAACTAATTTATTTGTTACTAAATCTCTGTCAAACTTCCATACTACTCCATTGAACGTACAAGACCCTACCGGAAAAGGCCCCAATCCTGGATTGAAATAATTTATTGGATTTATTCCATCTAAATGAAATCCAGTATTTACTGTTAGCCCAATATTATCTCCAATAAACCAATCATACATATTATCGTAATCAGCCCTAGATGTAAATTTTCTTTCATATATATATTCCATTTTAGGGCATAGCCATTCACCTTTTCTTTCTAGCTTTACATATATTTTTATAATACTTCCTCTAGGAACACTATAATCAATATGTGTCCATGTTGGGTTCAATGGATCTGTTCCAGTAATATTCATTGGATATGGCATCACAGGACAGTCATTACCTGATGCTGCACGAACTGTTTTTAATCCAGGATTTATAGTAGAATTTTCATCACCTGTTATTGATATATCAGTAGGTTTTATTTTCATATACACCCCTGATATTATAGGTGGTGTTATCGAAGGAAAGTCGAGCGATGTTTTATTCTCTTTCTCCAATACAGTAACATATGCACAATCAGAAATTGGTCCACTTGTATCTGCTTTTACAATAAGCCTATCTCCTGTTTCTACTTTTCTTGTATTCTCTCCTTCTAATAATAAATAATAAGCACCATCAGATATATCTTGAAAAAATATGTTTGAATATATTGTTTCATATCCTGCCTCGTCTGCCTTGCATACAAACTTATATCTTTTAGCCCAAATAGGAGCTATTTGACCAGGCGGTATTGTTACTGTTATCGAATTGGCTTTATATGAATATGAACAAGGTACAGAAACTGTATTTAATGGACTTACATTTGCTGGAGTTGATCTACCAAACTCATCCATATATACCATTCCTATTTCATATCCTCTATTACTATGAAGGCTTCTAGGTATACCTAATCCAGAATATTGCACAGAATGACTTATTATTTTATAATATTCATAAACCGTTTGAGTTGGAATAGGATTGTCTACATATTTAGCTGCTAAGAAATAAAATCTAATTTCATTAGAAGAAGGGAATGCTGTTACTGCAATTGCTTGTCCATCTATTGCTATGCCTGTATTTATTTTTGTAAAAGCATTTAAAGTTACAGGCAATGCGCAATTGTATACATCAGTAAACGTATTTCCGTCACAAGAATTATCTCCACTTGGATTGTATACTGGTTGAATATTTCCGCCAGGCAATGATGTACCTACTGCATTCTTAAATTCTGTACTTGTAGCAAAAGCATATACTGACGAATAATTATCTTGAAGATATATACTAAACTCTATTAAAGTACTTCCAGTTGTTTGAGTCGGAAAAGGAGCAGTACCGGTAAATGAATCATGTGTTATAACTATGCCAATATAAATTAAGGCTCCTTGTATTAAATCTACGTCAGTTAAATCAATTATCAATGACGCGTCATTTACCGTATGGAAAACGTCATAGGTGTAAACTCCAATGTCAAGAGAAGATGGAACTGTATCGCTATTTATTTCTTGACTAATAAGATTAGCTGAATATTCAAATCTTACGTCTTGACCATTTTTGTCAACCAAGTTGTATCCATCAACATAGTTACCATACATTATCCTATTGCCCATAATTGTTTGGGCTTTAGCTAATCTCGGTACGTTGTCATATAGTCTTAATAACTCCGATTCAGGCAGTATAGTAAATATTTTACTATTATTAAAAAAGTAAGAATAAACTGTATTATCTACAAGTCCAGCTGTAGTTTTATCTATTTTTTCTATAATCTTTATAATATTATCTGTTGCTTGTTTAAAAAGCAAGTCAATACCAACTACCAATGGCCCTCCAGAATCATAATAAAGATTTACAGCATTGTATTCATTAACCATGCCTTCATTCAAATAGCTATCAGTACTAAATTCAAATACTTTTGGAACAAATGCAGGAGCTGACCATTGGGAGGTTGCGCTATATTCTCCATCTGCATATCTGTACCTATAGGCAAAACAAATAAATCTGTCCTCTAAATAATTCTCCTCTCCTACAGTATTTAAAAGAGCTATCGTTGGTGCTTCGGTAGGCGGCTTCTTGATTACAAGGATTGTCTCTCTGAGCAGGTCAGGCTGTCCGTTATAGTCAATACCTGAGCCGTCAGGATTAGCGTAGCCCCTATTGATATTAATGAATCTAGGCTGACTATAGTCATCAGTCCAAAATAATAAATTCTCAACAATATCAACTCCTGTAATTAAATAGTCAGGATTGAAGTTCAATGTAGTGTTTACGCCTCCTCCATCATCCATGCTAACAATATGGTATGTCAATGCCTGAGATACCATATTAAACGAGACCACTAGGTCAATCTTCTTAGTATTTGACTTAGTAAAATTTGAGTCATGAACAAACCAATACAAAGTCTCTCTTGCGCTGTCATTGATAGCACCGATGCATCTAGCATCAGTACTCAATCGATCGCCATCATAAGATAAAACAGTCAATGGTAAGTTACCATTCGTATTCTCAATAACTCCTGCCTCCGACTTCTCTGTCGATCCCATCCTGACATTCATAGCGTCAATGTACTCCCCATCAGGGACTACTCGCTCATCGAATGTCTTATTCATTTTACCGGCAGTAAAGGTCCTCGTAAAGTTTGCCATTATTTAATTATCTTGTCCATACCCCTCATATTCATTAGAAGTCTGCCAGGATGGATGTTACTAATTCTTATTTTTGCATTTCTTAAAAGCGCCTGCTTCTCCTTTCTAGCTCTAGCCACAATGTACTCCTGCACACCAAACTTACTGTTCAATATCTCATATCTGATAGCAGCATAGATATACTGCTCGAACAATTTGTTTACCGAGATGGCTGAGTCATTACCATTCTCCATGCCATCACTCACATACTCAAGGATAACTGTTGCAGAAAGATTGTGATGGTGGTTTGGATCGTTATTATTATTGTAGTGGTTATAACCCAAGATTGCGCTGTCAAAGTTTATTACCCCTGCTTTCTTGTCAATATTAAACGTAGGGTTGCGATTAGCTGTCTCTGTATTGAGGCCAAATCTAGCACCTATGCTATGCTCAAAATACCAATTGCCATCACAGCAATATCCCTCATGTCCGTGAAACTGATGACCATGATTGAGGTAAATACTCTTCTTGGTTCCTTTGATTCGATCGTAGTCAATGTTTGAGTATTGTGGCTCCAAGATATTGCCATTTTGGTCGAATAGGATATTGCAGTCATTATCTTGCAAGTACGCCTTGGAGGACAGCGTTTGGATATTCTCACTAAGCGGCATAAGTACACCATTATGGTATAGTGAGATGCGCACCCAGTTGACATAGTCTGACGGAAGCACATAGCGCAGTTGATCGCAGACACTAAGCTCAAGGGCTTTAATCTCCTTGAATGCATCGTAGTTCAACTCCTGGATAGCTCTCTTTGCATGGAACAACACTTTAAACCGCTCCTCATTATTTACTAATGAGTGATTTCCGGTGTGCATCAGCTGAAAGTTATTGACAATGTCAAATAGGCTCACATACTGATATGACCCCCAATTAGCATCTGTCGGAGCGTTACCATTATTGGTATAGTATTGAAACTGTGATATATATGGCATTGTATATTATTTTAAGTATTAGCGTCTCTTCCTGCCTCTTGTCCTAGTGCGTACTGCACCACCTCAGTCTCTCTGATTGTCATTCCGCAGTATTGCAGTATTTTCTGAGCAAGTTTATATTCCTCTTCAAGAGGCAGCTCAAAGTCTTGGTAGTCTAGCTGTGTTTGGTCAAATAGAGGCTCACCGCTTGCAAGGGTGATATATGTCCACTTAGGGTCTAATGGGTATCTAAAGTACGTTGCATTGACCGCTCCGTATCCTTTTATGCTGTTCGGGTAGGTCGTGATGATGCCTGCCTCATTAAGCGTATAGACAGGAAATACTGTTGATGGAGCTGTAAGCAGTGAGTTGTTGAGCATTGTTATCTTGCCTACTGACACCTTCTCAGCATCTACCCCTACTGATGAGTATATAATATAAGCCTCTGCTACACCTTGGAAAATATCGCTCGATAAGTCTAGGACTGTTGATGATACCAACTGCATTACTTCTGCGCTCTCTAATGTTGTAAGGTTTACGACAATATCACCGTAAACTACTCCTGCTGTTGTAAAGTTTACTGTTGTGTCAACAAGTTGGTTGGCTACTGTTGCTGATGTAACGCCTGATATTTTTTTGACATTATAGCATAACAGCTTGTTAATCATATAGTAGTCATTGCCTACCGTTACAAGCGATGGAGCAAAGTACTGGTTTACGGTAAATCCTGATGAAGTGACAGCAGGAACTAAAAAATCGGAGACAAGAAAATACTCAAGAACCTCAGCAAGCGGCTGCTCAATATCGGCATAGTCAGTGCCTGCTACACGGCCATTCTCCATGTTAATCACCTTGTTATATGCGGTGAAGTACTCCTCAAATATCTCCATCTGTGCTTGTTTGGCATAGAGATTAAAGTCCTGCGGAGAGATATATCCGTAGTTGTTCTTATTCAGGACACCCTGTACTGTATTCCTTACTGAGTTTATCATCCGTATTTTTTTACAAATATAAAAAAAAGAGGGTATATATTTACACCCTCTTTATGTTTTTGTTTTACGATTCAGAAAATGTTTCTAACATCTTGAGTGAATCTAAGCCCTCATCGCTTTGCAGGAAATGACCAGCAAAATCATATGGGTCGTTGTTATGTGGCACTGAACACATTTTCTTTTTATTGGTTGGCGTATTGAACCATATTTCTCTGCCATTATTTCTGACGGCAAGTAATTTATCTTCAAAGAACGATCTGACTTTAGCTTGATATTTAAGCTCAGGGTCATTGAATGCCTGTAAAAAATCAAGCGGATGATTTTTAGCAAACACCAATATATCACGCTTTAGCTCGGCAGTTGTAATGGTGGTTGGGTCTTTACCGAATAGTACCCTTGTCATCATCTCAAGCTGCTCAATCGTAAGGTTTCTTGCTTGGATTAAAGCATCAACCTCTAGGTTAAGATCTTCTACTTCATCCTTAGCTTCTTTCTCTTTGTCAACTTCCTCGAATACAATACCATTCATTGGATGGTAATATAAAAATGATTGAAGTACCGGATTTGTTCTTGCAACGGTTAAAAATCCATCTTCAAATACAATTGGCTCAAGTATTACATTTGAGTCCTGCTCATCCTCAAAAGGTGACTTTTGGTTAGAAGCGTATCTTAGTACTCTATTTATGTTTTTGGCTTCATCAAACCACATCAGCGGAAACTTTGGATTGTTTCTGGATACTAATGTGTATGACAATGGCGTACCTCTTTTTAACCGATATATCTTGTCGGCATATTTTTTCTCTGACATATTATTTGATTTAATTAGATTTTAAAATAGGAGGGCGCTATGGCAACGCCCTCCCCAAAGCAATGTATTAACCGAATCTGAAAAGTACAAAGTTGTTTGCACCAAGGGTACATACGCAACGCTCAGAAAGGAAGTTTACTTCCATCGCATCCAAGTCACTTGTTTGCGCGCCACCGGCAGAACCTGTAATCCAAGTCTTGTAGCGACGGTCTTCTGTTTCAGTTGCACGGTAGCGAACGTGTAAGAACGGACGCTTAGCGTTTTTGCCCATAATTTGGTCATAAACTGAAGTAGAACCGGCAGGAACAAGAAGACCTGTTACTGTACCTGTAGCTGTAGCAGCAGCCGTAGAAAGACCGCCACGCATGGTTGGGTCATTCAAGTATTTCCAGTCTGACTTGTAGAAGTCATAACCACGACGGAAACCTGAGAAACCAAGGTTCAACGCCATAGTTGCGTCATTGTCAAATAGGCCGTATGATGCACCAAATGAAGGAGTTGCAGGAGCAGCAGTAGATAAACCGTTAAGACCTGCAAGCATACCATCAATGGCGAAGCTAAGGTCACGGTTACAGAATACTACATTCTCTTCAATGGCTCCTTGTCTGTCAAGACGCTGTACGATTGTGTCCCAATCAGCAAGAGTTGTAGGAAGGCCTGCGCCCCATACGTTACCGCGATTGTTTACAGCAAAAAATATTCCTTCAGAACCATCTACTTGAGCAGTTACTAATGCACCAGAACCAGCCTCAGCAGGAACAGCTTCAATCATAGCAGTCTCCATGTAGTCCTCAAAACGAAGACGAGTCTCATGCTCGGACTTTAGATACCAAAGGTACCCAGTCGCACCATTCTCAGTTGTTACTTCAACCCAACCAATTTGAGCCATATCAGAACCACTGATATTGTATCTGTCTTTTAGGATGATTGGCTTGTTGGTGAAGAATACATCTTCAGCTTCAAGCGATCCAACCATACCGGTTGTGCCTTTTCTAAACTCAGAACCGTAAATAAAGATAGTACAAACGTTTGTATTTACAATATTTACAGTAGCCTCATAGAAAGCAACAGTTATTACAAGACCGGCAGCAGCAGTAACAATAGCTTTGTTACTTACACCTGTTGCATTAACTTGGATGAATACAGTTTGACCGATACGGATAGCAGCTGTGGCTGCACCTGCATCAGCAATTGTAAATGTTCCGACACCGCCAGCAACAGCAGAAGCTGTACATTGTGTGTATTTAATGTGAAGACGACCTTGCTCAGCCCATTTGATTTGGTCAGAGTTCGAAGGCATCTCAGCACCTACAAGGCGAAGGAACGACGCAATGGTACGATTACCGTAACGCTCAAATTCTTTCTCATAAGTATCAGGAAGATACTGGTTTAAGAAGTTGAAGTTGGTAATGTAGTTTGTTGAAAGAGCCACTCTCTCTGCTGCCGGTTGCAGCGCGAATGTTGGATTATTTAATAATGGCATTTTTTTAAGAATTTAATGTTTTACAATCTTTTTGCACTTCGGATTTTTAAACTTTTTCCAGAATCAGGATTAATCTCTTTAACCTGAAATCCATCACTACCCCTAGTTGACTCATTTGCCTTACGCTCGGACATATTGATATTCTTAGTCTTACGCATAAAGTCATCTGCTGCATCAGCTGCGCCTTGCTCATAAAAGTGCTTGGCGAAGCGCTCAGGGTTCATTGCAACCGCTAACGCTTTATGGTACCCTGCTGCGTCTTTTATCATCCCTGTTTCGTCGAGAAACTTCCCGATAAAGCTTGAGGGATTAGAGTGCAACCTCTTCAACTCAGCAGCATCACCAGGATTGAAAAGAAGCTTTTTGTTATTGACATTGAACTCAAAACCTTTGAATCCTGAGTCAAAAACTTCATTAGTCTTATTCTCAAACCATTGACGTTTGCGATTATTTTCCTCTTCGTAAGTTTTAGCATTTCTGATATACTCACGATATGCATCGAACTCCTCCTTCTCTTCATTAGAAACACCTGCCGTACTCGACTCAAGGGGCATTTTATATTTCTCCTTCTGTGTATTAAAGAATTTCTTTGCGTCATTTACAGCTTTCTTCCTGGAAACTTTAGCCTTTTTAATATAGCTTTCATCGTCAAGGTCTTCATCGTATCTGTACTCATCCATCATCATCTCAACGTCATCTTCGTCAAGACCTTCTTGAGTTGATAACAGATACTCTTTTAAAAGCTGTTCTTCCGGCACGGACTCAAAGTCCTTATTCAACTTGAGAAAATCCTCAAAGCCCCTGCCTGTTTCTTTTCTATATTTCATATAAGCAGCCACATCCTCCGGCATATCATCTGTGCTTTTTCGCTCAGACATAAGTTCATCGAATGAGTTGATCTGCTTGTTGTATCTTTTCCCGATATATGAAAGAACGTCTTCTTCTTTTAAGTCAATCTCTTGCTGTGGCATAGAGAAGCTTTCCTGCGGCACTTCTTGTGATAATGCCTGCTCATGCTTCTCTAAAAGCTCTTTTTCTACCTCTTGAACACTTTTTTGTTCACCGGTTTCGACTAATTTTACTGATTTAAATTCCATTTGAGTAAATTTATTTGTTGCAAAAATATAAAATAAAAATTAGATTCACGCTATCTTGGGTTAAATTCTGCTAAATCAAAACCATCTAAGCTATCTTCGTTGGACTCAAAGTTCATCGGAGGTAGATTGTTCTTCCTTTGGTTTATTAGTTTTGACTGCTGAGTATTCTGAATGCTAATGCGTTTGTTCTTTTCTTCCTCTTTGTTTTTCTCGCGCTGAGCAAGTGTACCGTATTGCATCTCGTGTAGCTTCACGCTATACTGGAACTCCTCTGCCATCAGTTTTGACTTGATGCCTGCTTCAAATTCCATTTTCTTCATTTCTAGTTCAATCTCAGTCTGTATCACTTGAGCTTTAGCTTGTGCTTCGAGTTGTATCTTTTGCATTGCTGCCTGAGCTGCCATCTGTTGGGATTGTATTTGCTGTTGGGATTGCATTGCTTGCTTTTGCATCATCATCTGCTCCATTTTTTCCGCAGTCTTAATGCGTTTGACTTTGAGCAATTGATTTGCAAGTTTTAAGTTTTTAAGCTCTCTAATATCAATAGCATCCTCAAGGTTAATGTCACCTTTTGATAATGCCATATTGATGTTGGCTTCGAGCTGCGCTCTTTGCTCTTCATCAGGTGCAATCTCAATAGAAATCCCAAAATCATATAGGTAAAGGTCTTTAATCTCGTTAAGTATTGACACATTATACCTACCAATTCTTGTGGCAAAATCCTCTTTGAAGTCAGCGTACTCTAATATGTCAGCCACACGATAAGTAATGGCTTCTGCTAAAGTACGGTAGATATATAGCCCACTCTCCAGGATATGCCTTGTTGCTGTGTTTGAGTTGAGTGCCGCAAGCTTCTGTAAACCAACCAATGAGTTCGGGTCTGGTGTTGAGCCATCCCTTGCCTCATTAAGCCCTGTTACAGTGCGTATCATGTCCATATAGTGCTGGTAGTTAGCCAACAGCATCTGCGTCTTTCCTGCTCCTGAGTTTGACGTGAGTTGTGTAATTGGCACCCTCGCATTATTGAAGTCACCATCTTGGGTAAAGCTACGCCCGATAACACTACCTGTTTGGAAGTATAGTCTTAATGCATCCTCAGGATTATAGGCATTGCCGGTCCCAAGGTCAACCTCATTAAGGCCGTCAGCGTCAATGAATACACCATCCGGCACAATGCGGTTGATAACCTGCTGTAGTTTTAGGTGAGTAATTTGGATGAGGTCAGCAAATGGTATCATCCTTCTAACCAATGACTCAATAACACCCTTGTACATCCTTGGAGCGCAAGCCACATACATTGGCATTGCGTGTTGTGATGATGACTTAGGCCTAACCATATTCTCGGCCATCTCCCACTTGAGCAGGTAGTTAGTACCCATTACCATGATTCCCTCATACCACACGTCAACAGTCTTATCAACTTTCTCAAAGTTGCCCTCCTCCATCATTTCCTGCGGTGGATTGAACTCATCGTCCTTTGGTATCATCTTGAAACCACCTTGCTCTAATGTTTTCTTTTTATAGACAATTCTCTTGGTTGTCTTATAATTAAAATAGAGCAGAGTGCAAGTATCTCTAAAAAATAAACTATTCTCATAATATCTTGCTACGTTATAATAGTCATACCATGACTGGCTATACGCTGATATTTGCTCTAAGTCGTCTTTGGTAAGCTTTGGATTTATTTTGTACAGCTCAGTAAGAGGTAAAGTTTTAATCTCACCCCAATAAAATACATCTTTAAAGAATGGGTCCTCAGTATAATTATGGACTACATTAGCTGGGTCAACGTATGACACTCTAACCCCTTCTCCTAGTAAGAACTCATGTTTTGCTACGGCCATGCCTAAAACGGTCATGTCATAGTCAAGACGTTTTCTGATGTCATCGTAATGGTTCTCGTCAAATATTGTGCTGATTGCTACCTCCTCTGCTATCTCAATTGCAGGCTTGTAGTTAATCTGCATATATAATGATAGTTCTTCGTCATTCTCAGGGAGCTTCTGTGGGTCCATCATAAATGGATCAACACCGGTAAACTGTTGGATTTTTGCAAAGATTTCTTTTCCTGCCATTTGCGTCTCAATCATGTCTTGGTACTTATTGCGCTTGGCAAGCGACATTGCGTCCTGCGCATAAGCCTTTGGCTTGAAGAGTCTGTCTGACATACCGTTCACAACAATGTCAACGAACTTCGGGATAACAGGGACCGGAGTCCAATCGATATTCAGGTACGACAAGTCTCCATCAATAGCAAGTTCATTTTTGTACTTTGCTACTGACTGCTCTCCTCTTGCATAAAGTTTTAGCCTATGGAAGTCTCTCCATCGACTGTAGTATCTGCAAGATGTTCCGTCTTTTCTAAACCATTCATACTGTATTGCTTGACCTACTTGCAAACCATAGCCTTCAGATGCTTTCTCTTTATCTGTTGCCCATTGGTTAGGGAAGCTTGAGTATTGAACATCAATTATTATATCTTTCATTTCATTAGTTGACTTGTTAATCCATCATTTGAATATTTAGCAAAGTTAATAATAATTTTTGTTTTTTCTTTCTCAGGAATATAAAGGTGTTTTTGATTCGCCATTATTGCAAGACCTGAGCTTATTGTTGCATCAAATCTTGTCCTGTCATTTATATCAAACTTTGCCCAATCCTCAAGTGTTCTTATAAAAGGCATAGAGCCAATTACATCAGAGTCTCTATATGTCCCTGTGTGATCAAATCCGATATACTTCTCTATATATGACTCAATCGCTGCTGCGTGAGACTGCTTAACGTCCTCTGATGAGTTGGGGATGCCCCCAAGTTCACGCTCGGTTTTTGTAAGCTTATTAAAGTTTTTATCTGGTCTGTTCATACAGAATCCTCTATATCCTCTATTTTTAAAATGGTATAATAACCTTGGTTTATTGTTTTCTATCAGTACCGGCATTCCGTAATAAATACAGGCCATTAGTACCTCTTCAAAAAATATCTCTGCTGTTTGTGGTCTTGCTACATATTCCAGGAAAAATTCATTTGTCGGTGCATCATCCATATGAAACTTCGTCATTCCGTGTAGTGATCCGCAGGACCCTCTTCCTCCAACTACTGCTGATATGTCGTATGGGTCACATCCGAATGACCCTAAGTGTTCATTCCCTGGGTACTTGATTCCATTCTTGACATACACATTGTTTGTGTAATGCGCAGGTGGGAACCAGCTCAATAAAAATCTTCCACTTTTATTTGGACTCCATACAACCTTTGTGTCTTTGATTCCGTCTTTCCAAGAGAATGACCCACGAGTAACATATTGCCCCATGACTAAGGAGTCGTTAAAGTCAATCTGTTGGTATATCTTTGTCAGATTAAATAGCGCCTGCTTGCTTTCATCTCTAAATGCGTGTGACTCTGTTCGAGGGAACTGTCGGTAGAATTCATTAAGTGCATCTGAATCATTTTTAAGCGATTCGACCTCATTCTCCCAATAGTCAATAGCACCGTTTGATATCTTGCCTCCATCTACCCCTACAATTGCCTTCTCGGGCTTTTTAAACACCGGCATCCCATATCTATCGATAAAGCCTTCCATGTTCCACTCCATAGGGATAAACAAGGCATACAGCCCACTCTTTGTTTGTCCGTTGGCGTTCCTTACTGTTACGTCAGAGTCATAGTACAATGACTTGAAATTCTCACCACCTTTATTGAGTGCATTTGAGGTTGATCCCATCATACACTTGCCTATGATTTTACTACCTAAGCGCAAACAAGTTTTTGTTACGCGCCAGTTGTTTAGGATGTTATTTGGCTTTACCCATTTACCTGACTCGTCATGAGCCAAGAATAATAGCTTCTCACCG